TTCAATAAAAATTTAGTATATATTGTGAATCGAGATGACTGATTTCATGCCGATCTCGTGCAATGGTACTAACCCTGTTCTTTACTTCTACTTAGGTAACTGATAATCAAGGTCAAGAGTTCGATTCCCTAATCCCGATGGAAAATATGTCACAAAAAAGAGAAAGAGAAGACGGTATTATTACCGGCATAAGACCAGCTACTCCTATACCACAATCCCCGGACTATCCCCCGCCGAAGAGAAGAAAAACCTGTATACCATTCCCAGAAATGCCGGACCTAGAGAAGCCAGTATTAAGGGAAAGAGAGAAATGGACAGGTCGAGAGAGTAAAATTAGCTTAGACTTTAGTAAGATTAATCTGTAAAAAAATGCAATTTTTAGGTGAAGAACGAAGACTACCAGTTTGCTATCATCCAGACAAAGACCTAGCAGGGAAATTCGGGGAATTGCCTAGGGAACTCCAGGATCTTATCAGAGAATACGGTATTCCGACAGTAGAAGAGTGCAACAAAAAGATAGCAGAGAGAAAGCTCAAGAACATAAGAAAGCAGCTAATGAATAAGAGAGAGAACGTCATGTACCTCGACACTGTACTACTGCAAGAGAGAAGATTAGAGAGAGCAGCAGAGCAAATAGGAAGGTATTTCGGAATGAGTGGTCCTGTACGGTTCCTAAGGAGCATGAGAAAGTGGATTCCTAGCTATGAGAACAAAACAACAGAGGAAATAATCGACCACTACGAGAGACACAGAGAAGCCTCTGATGAACTATGGATGCTGCCCTACAGGTACTCTAACAGAGAAAATCAACCGCCCACAGAGGAACAAAGACTGAGAGAAGAGGAAGTATACGAAAGAGTACAAGAAATAAGAGAAGAGAGAGGTCCATGGCAAATCCCAGGCCCAGATCTAATGAGAGCAATCATAGGTACTAGACTAAGAAGATATGCTCCATGGAAAGACTTAGTTAGATAATTAAGCAATTAACAAAGACAATTCTTTTCTTATAGATGAAGTGCAAGGGAGGTATTCTCACGTTGGAGGACTATGGACAGTAAGAAGAGCAAGGCTACACTGGCTGTTTGCGAACCCTAGGATGCCTCCTTGGTCAAGTCATAGTATAGATGAAGTAGCTCTATCATATGATGATTAAGACTTAAGTAAGAAAAATTTTATTCACTATCTTCCTTCACATACGTAGTGAGCATATTTGCGGACGACCCCATATCTCCTAACGTTTTTTCTATCTTCTTCTTCTGTGCAATAGTGTCACCGAATTTATCAGTTAAGTAGCTATGCCGCATTATATTTACTCCTGCCTTCTTGCCATCAAATATTCTACCTAATCGTTGATTCAACTTAACGGCTCCATTACTACTTTGATCAGGTCCTCCTAATGGCTGCATATTACTGTCAACAAGAAGATAGTCAGAAGGGTTCAACTGAGCCCACTTCTTGAGTATGTTTTTAAGCTTTGTGGGCAGCGGAATAGTCTGTTTACCGTAAGTTTTAGATGTCTTGTATGAGTTGAACACTAACTGCTTGTCACCTATATAGTTGTCTTTGTCTTTATCGATATTACGTAACTTCATATCAACATAATCTTTTGCACGCCTAGGGACAATGTGTTTACCTGATAAGAGGGCAAGGATAACGTATTGCTGATAGTCCTGTAGTTCCTTACGAGATAGGGACCCCTTCTTGTATAGTGCAGATGCCATCTTTTCGTATTCCTTGTACTTCTGCCCTATCTCATCTTGAGATACCCAATTGGCTTGCTGCTGAGGAGTCTTAGTTTGCTGCTCTATTTCTTTCCTGTGCTCACCTATATCGTCCATCATCAGTTCCCTGTATTTCTTTTGCGCGTCTCCGTCTGTAATGATTACAAGAGCAGACAATACCGTCTTTCGTCTTGAAGGAGGAATATCTTGGAGGTGCTGGAGAATTCGAGACGTACTCTCGAAGAACTTTGGGTCTACTTCGTCCGATCCGTTGAGGCTACGGTGCAGGCTTCTCAGAATGCTACCGTACGTATTTACAGAGGACTTTGAGAGAGAAGGTCTTTTTTCTTTGATGTACTCCTTAAACTGTGCTGAATCCATTATAAATTAACGGAACAGAAAAATATGGACAGAATTAACCTAAAAATATCTTTAGCTAAAGTATAATGGATAAAGAGAAACTACTGAGAATTCTATCTGGTAACGCCCACGCTTCCTTCGCCGGCAACGAGGTCATGTTCTATCCAAGAGACTTCTGCAACGGCGTAAAAGTAGTAAGCACAGGTGACCCTGAGAAGTACAAGATCATAAGGAGTATACGCAAAGGCATAGTTCACGAAGAGGTGGTTCTACTGGAAGACGTTGCTCACCTATACGTAGAAATGGCAGCAGAGGAAGTCCTACCAAAGGTCAACTTGCTCTTTCCCAAAGGACTGGAAGACGCTATGGCTATTTGCCAAGAGAGATACAGAAAGGAAGTAGAGCCACTACTGAAAGAAGAAAAGGAGGTCACGAAAAAGCCAAGAGGATACACGAGTCTCCACAATACAGAGTACTGGGACGACGCTAAGGACATCCTACATTCTGCATAAATTTAGACGACATTAATTTATTTTCTAATTGTATAACGTAATGTCGAATCAAGCAAAGCCATATGAGGAACTTTCAGAATTTAACAGGGAAAACTTCCCAAGCTCTAGCTCGTCATCTTCTTCCTTAGATTACCCAGTAGCTCAGGGAGTCGCAAGCCTTGTTTACGGAGTAATTTGGGGAGACGGGTCGTACCAGAATTCCGCGTCTGGGGGTGGTGGAGCCCCACTCACAGTACAGGACGGTACTGTAACAGTCAGCAATGTAACAGACATAAACGTTACAAACGGTACTCTCACTGACAATGGAGGAGGAAGTGTGAGCATTGCGACAGGAGGCGGAGGAGGGGGCGGAGTGACTAACCCTATGACAGCTGACTTGGACGGTGGTGGGTACTCTATATCGAACGTAGGAACTTTTTCTGGTCTGATCGGTAACTTCGGAGAAGTGACTACAGAAGCAATTAATGATTCAGCGGCGGTAATATACAGAAACAAAGGTGCTGTAGCTGCTGGAAACTACTATTACGTAGGAGAACTTCCTGTCATGACCAATGCAGAAGCGTCTTGTATAGTTGTGTCTCGTTGTTTAGATGCGGGGTTTAAACAGACCACTGTAATTCATGTGTCAATGTTCAATGGTAAGGCGCACTTGAATCTAATAAGTAATGCTCTAGAATCTGATACGCCTATCTTTACTCTTTGTTCCGCAGGATTTGATGGATTGGGGTCAGGTGGATTTTTATTTTATTGTAATCACCCTTCTACTACATGGGAATACAGAGTATATAGACAGCAAGACGACAAAGGAACAGGAACGTACCCAGCGAGCGGCTTTTTCAACTTTGCGCCAGGAGGAGCAGTTTCTACAGTTGGATGGAATGTTGTATTTGCAGAGTTAGACACATCTGTCCATGCTTCTGCTGCTGTATCCGGGTCATTCTCAGCAAAGACATCATTAACATCAGCAACGTTGCAAACAGACACCGCTGTCGCTACTGTTAGTCTCTCTTCTGCACGCGTAAACACAGATGAACTTAATAACAATGGAGGAACAGGACTGATAGATGTATTGAGCCCTATACGTATGAACAATAATGACATACAAAGTGCAGGAATAGTAGGTGCTGCAGGATATTATATAAGTGCTCCTGGAGTTCTCCCAATCGGTTCACCTACTGGTCCATTATATGTTGACACAGTGAACCAGAGAGTAGGTATTGGAGAGCCAAATCCCCAGGAAGACTTACACGTAGCTGGAAACATCCAACTTGACACAAATGCTCCTGCAAAAATAGTAATGTATGATCCTGTCGGGGGACACGAACACGCAGAAATGACTGCAACAGGGGCGGGTGTGAATGGTGGGCAGTTGGAATTTAAGACTAAGGAAGACGGCGGAATTGTGAATACAAGAATGACAATATTCGAGGATGGTAGAGTATCAGTTACTAACCGTATTGAAAACGTAAGTAACCCAATAAACCCTCAGGATGCCGCAACAAAAGACTACGTAGACAGTAGTATTCCAACAGGCTTCGTAACGAACCCTATGACCGCTGACTTAGACGGAGGTCAGTTTAACGTCACGAATATAGACAGATTAACAGTACAGAACGCAACAGGTGCTACTTTCGATGCAGACTCTGCTACTAATATTGTCAATATATTGGATTCCTCAAACACAAGTGCAGTAGAAGTTGACGCGAATGCCCACGCACTTAGGGTAAAAGATAGCGCGGGATCTAATCAGTGTAGCCTCTTGGGGAATACAGGAAGCGCTACGCACAGCGGCAACTGCGTGGACCAATTCGGTGGGATAAGTGCACAACCAAAACTGACTGGAGGGTTTCCTAGAGCAGGTAATAACCTTATAATGGGTAAGTACGGGTGGGATGACAGTGGTCCATCTCCTGCAACCTTTGCTCTTGGACGTGCAAACGGTACTGGCTACTACGGAGGTGGTGGTAACGTATACTGCAATGCAGTAAGAGAGAACGTTTGGTATAACCAGGCCACCGGTTCTTCATCTTACACATACCCTTACACAGCAGGCTTCCAAGGTAACTCAGTTAAC